GATCAAGGCGGCGAAGCCGGGACAGATCATCGAACTGTGCCCAGGCTGCTCGAAGGCGTCACGGAACTGGATGGGCACCGTCAAGCGCGTAGTGGGCACGCCAGCCAAGGACCAGCCGTGACGCTGGTGTGCCCACGCTGCGAGTGCCCGGCCACGCCCGATCACGAGTGCGTGACGCACGTAGCCCCCATGTCGAACCGGTGGGCCGAGTTCCTGGCCGGTGCCATGGACGAGCAGCATGCCAAGAACGAACGCGCAAAGGACAGGCCATGAAGCCCTGCGTGTGGTGCGAAACGGCCCCCTGTCGCTGCCAGGAAATCGAGCGCACCATGGCGGCCCTGGAGGCGCTGTTCATGTGGGGCGTGGCTGAACGAGCCGAGCGGTTCGGGGAGAGCGTGAAGAAGTGGCGCAAGATGGGCGACAAGGCGGCCAAGCGGGCTATCAGGCTCAACGGAGGCAAGCCGTGACGCTGGCTGATGAGCAGCGGCAACGGCGCCTGACAAGGCTACACGAGGAGTTCCTGCGCCAGTGCGAACCGTGGGTGAAGCTGAAGGCCCAGGTGATGGCTACGAGGCTGCCGGCGCGCATGGTGTTCACCCGGGACAGCATCGAGATGGTGAACGTGCCTGACCCAGACGGAGGCGCGGTCATTGCCCAGTGCGACGAGGCGATGGCGCACCTGGCGCGTTGGCTCGAACGGGAGGCGGGGCAGCCGTGACGCTGGTGGAGGTGGTGAGGGAGGCGCTGCCGTGGTTCATCGGAGGCGCCGCGCTGTCGTTCCTCCTGGGACGCTGGAACAGGCGCAAGAGGCAACCGTGAAGCGCAAGGGCAAGGCGAAGGGGCGGTGGTACTGGGGGACGTTGCCTAGCGGGCTGTGGGTGCCGTTCAAGTCGCGCCGCAAGTTGAAGGCCGGCGAGCATCACACCGTGCGCTTCGCCGACTGCGTCCATGCGCTCAAGGTGGAGGGTACGATGAAGGCGTCAGAGAGGCGGCCCAAGCGCCAGCAGCAGCCCGCCAAGCGCAAGGGGCGGACGCGGTAGAACTAGCGCGTCACCCGAAACAATCAGAAACACGATTGGCGGCCAAATCAGCGTCGCTTTGTCACTCTCACGAACGAGTGATTGCGCAGTTACGAACGGCGGGCGTAACGAGGCATACAGACAGCATTTGCTGCCGCATGGCGTTCTAACCCAACGCGCGCGCTGTAGCTTGGAGCCCGTGGCGACTCTTCACGAGAAGACGCCGGCCCGAAGCTGACGCAAGAACTGCTCGAGGTCGTCAACGTGGACGTACCAGCACGCACGAGGCGACTTGCGGACGCGGTCATCGGCGTAGTGGCGCGTTGATATGCGTTGAGCCCTGAGAGCGCCAGCGCGAATCCAGCGGTAGATGGTGGCTTTACTACGGCCCAGGTGCCGGCAGAGAGCCGGGATGCCGATCCATTGAGGCCCGAGGGTCACGAATGGAGTGTAACGCGAGGGCTGACGACTGGGCGACGGGGCGAATGGCGACGGGGAAATTGGCCGCACGCGCTCTCTAATTCCCGCCCGGCGCCCTCAACGCGATTTGTGCAATACCGACATGTCGCAGTCAACGGACTACCAATCCACTGACCCGGTAGTTACCCTACCAGGGTAAGCACTCTGCAACGAATCTCGCTACTTAGCCCGTCACTCTCACAGCAGCAGGTGATTGTTTCCAGGTGGTACGCTGCTGGAGGTGGCAAGTCCTGGGGTACCCCGCGCGAATCCAGGTGCAGGGCAGAGCGACGACGCTGCTGCAGCTGAGGCTACGCAGCCTCACGCAGGCGCAGCGATTGGTGGAGCTCGCGACGTTCAGCCACCGACGCTGACGACGACAGGGGCACCGACGCTCGGAGCGACGGGGACGACGCTGGTCGAGGGCGAGTTGGTCGACAGCGGCTCGAGGCAGGCAGGGCAGGGGGGGGAGGCCAGGGGGCGCCCCCCCTCGATCGCGTCGTCGGCCCCCCCGCTCCCAAAATTCTCCACCCCTCACCTTTCGCCGCACAGCGACACGTCCCTCACGACGACGCTCGCTCCCGGTGCCATTCGCAAACCGACGTTGATGGACCGGCAGATGGCGTTGGTCCGCAAGGTAGACGAGCGGGTCAAGCGCAAGGCGACGCGGATTGTGGAGGCGGCGTTGGCAGGTGCGGAGCTCAACGACGACGGGACGCCTGTGGAGCCTCACCGGCACATGGGCGAGCACGGCCGGCCGCTGGATGATCGGGGGAAGGAGTGGAGTGGGGTGCGGTACCGGGTGGCGATGGATGCGAGAAAGCCGCTCAAGCAGCAGCCGGGGTACTTGGCGATGGCTCAACGGGTGCTGGAGAGTTACAAGCGGGCCGAGGCGGCGAAGGAACCGGCGCCCGAGTTGGGGGCGGATATCCGGGTGTACCTGACGCAGAACGTGTTCAATTACCCGACGAAGGACGTCAGCGACCGGGGGGGGAAGTGAACCACAAGCGCGGCAAGCCGAAGTCCAGGCGGTCGGGCTGCCTCCACTGCAAGGGCTGGAAGCACCAGCGCGAGGCCAAGGCGGAGCGGTTCAAGGCATCGGAGCGGCGCAAGCTCCAGGAGCCGGTGAAGCCATGAAGCCCCACGGCGGCTACAAGCCTTGGGTGCCCAGGGAGCAGTGGAAGTGGTGCTGTGCCTACAACACCGCGTTCGGGTCGCGGCGCCAGTCGCGCACGGGCGAAAAGGCCGCGTGGCAGCGCGAGGTGGACGAAGAAAAGACGGGGCCCGGCATTTCCAGTGCTCGGACCCCGTGTCGAACCCCCATCCGCAAAGAAGTGAGCCGACGACCGGGAAGATAGCCGGGACACTTGCGGTGTCAAGAAAAGTGGCCCGGGGAGGCGCCGAGGGGAACGGCGCCCGTCGCCGCGATGGATCAGATCGCGACTACCCCGAGCCTAAAAGTATACGCCGGTCGAGCGCGTCCATGCGGACGCGCGCGGCGCGCTCTAGTCTCTGGCCGGCGCTCTTCGGGCGGCGCATGAGAATGAGCTCGTAACGACCGGGGGAGACGGTGACCGCCAGCCCGTTCCGGTAGACGACTCCCCACCCCGTCGCCTCATACTGCGCCACGGTGGCGAACCTGCGAGCCCTGGCGTTCACGAAGATGTAGTCGTGGTCTCGGCGCAGTCGTAGCGCGTGTGTCTGCGCAGTGATCTGCTGTTTTTTGCGCTTCACGGCGTCACGTCTTCGGTGCGGCAACTGCTTGCCGATGGGCCGCCAGTCTACGGCGAGCCTCACGGAGTTGTTTCGCGTTTCTGGCAACTATCCCGTCAAGCATGTCCACAGTCCACGCGTTCACGAGCGCCGGGCAGCCGCAGACCCGCAGGCACTTTCCCCGCAGAGACGTCCCGCTCCGGTGTTGATGGCTGCTTACGGCGTGTCCGCAGACGCACCTCTCGTACAAATCGTGGATCGTCACCCCGTCACCACCAATCCCGCGTCGCCATTCACCGCCGGCTTGTCTCGGAGGAAGTGACGCAGGAACAGCGGTGCCGGGCAGCGGTACACCTCGTCGAGCGGTATCAGCGCAATCGGGTACTGGCCGTCCTTGGAGACGATATTGCGGGTCACCTGCGAGCCCATGAGGTGGACGACGTAATCGAGGTGCTCGAACCCGAGCTTGGTTCCCTCGGCGACGACCTCGGAGCCTTCCGGGGGCGTCTGCCAGCTGTCCTGACCGTCCACGGTGACCAGCACTTCCGTTTCGCCTGCCTCGTTCTTGCGGATCTTCTCGGGCGGCACGATGAGCAGCCCTTGGCGCAGGTTGAATCCGCCCCGTAACTGGCAGTTGGTGTAATCGGCGCCGATCGGGAACGCCGGGAGCATGGCCCGGATGATCGCTTCGCGGTTGTGTCTAGCTTCGTTCACGGCTGAGTTTCCTCTTCTGGCGCGCGCGCCGGTTGTATTCCGCGAAAGCCGCGGCATGTTTTTCGCATCTGTAGTTCTCCCCGGTGACGACCTCGCAACCCTCGTACGCACACAGGCCATATCTGCGTCGCTCCTGTCGGTGTCTGGCCTGCTTGGAGTTGGCCGGTCGTTGCGGCTGCTTGTTCCGCGCCATGCGCCCCTTGGCCACGGCGTCGCGCATGTTGTCCAACTGCGTTCCCAGGAACAGGTGACTTGGTTTGACGCAAGAGCGGTTGTCGCACTTGTGGCACACGTACATGCCCTCTGGGATGGGGCCGACGAATAGCGTCCAGGCTACGCGGTGGGCTAGGCCCGTCTGCTTATAGCCAGCGGATGCCCGTCCGTAGCCATCGGGGAGGCGGCAGCCTGTCCACTCCCAACACCCGCTCTGCGCCGGTCGCGCCCTTCGCAGAAATCGGATCACCTGCCCCATGTCTTCGCTCTGTTGCGTTTCGTGCATCTGTCACTTTCAACAGTTGCAATTCGTGCAACAGACGTCAAGGCTGTTGAAAGTGACGCGGCAGCTTGTCCATGTGAAAGCGCGCAGGGCAAAGGGGCTTTGCGCGTTCGAGGGCTGCCCGAAGGTCACCGGCGACCGGTACCGCTGCGACGAGCACGCCAAGGCACACGCGGCGGCGGTGCTTCTGTGGCGTGGCAAGCGCACGGCGAAGGAGGCAAGCAAGTGAGTCTCGAGATCGGGCAGAAGGTCGTGCGCGTGGGTGGTCCGTCCCGTGACGGACAGCGTGGTCACGTCGTGCAGATGGACGACGGCGGGCTCGGTGTGCAGCTCGACCGCGCTGCAGAGCGGCTGATCGTGCCGCTGACCGAGCGCAACCGGACCGAGTGGGCGCCGGATACGCGCTCGTCGCTGCAGCCGATGCAGATGGCGCGCGTTTCGTACGGTGCCGATCGCGAACTGCGCATCGCCCGCGGCGAATACGGCGTCAAGGAGTGGATGAACCTGGCCGAGCGCGACCGGGTGGCGTGGATGCAGGCTGGTGCGCCGGCATCCGACGCGGACAGGCGGCGCCTTTACCTCGCCATCACGGCCGCGCTCAAGGGGGAGTGACCGTGAAGTACCTGCAGCGCAGCTTCACCGTCGCCCCAGGCAACGAAAAGGCGTATCGCGACAACTACGATCGGATTTTCGGCAAGAAATCGGAGCCGAAAAAGGCCCGCATCCGCGTCCGTAAGCAACTGCAGCCGAAGAAGGCGGGCGGTTGAGGCTGACCGTCCCGTTTCCGGTGTCCGACAAGCCCATCGAGCAGGGCGGGCTGCTCTATTGGGTCAACAGCGAGGCGCAAAAGCTGTTTCGGCAGATCCGCACGTTTGCCAATGCGCTGGCAGTGGAGCGAAAGACGGCCGATACGGCTGGTGACGGCGCGTACGTTCGGATCTGGGAGTCGGACGCCATGCCGACTAACGCTTGCTGGGCGGTTGTGGCCAACGTCGTCGGCGTTACGAAGTCGGGAACGGCGCAGCGTGCGTCTTACGGCATCGCCGGAACGTTCCAGTCGACCAGCAGCACGGTCGCCCAGGTCGATACGGACACGACGCTGTGGTCGGACGAGTCGACGGCTGCGATCAACGCCCGATTTGGCGTGGATACGGCGTCGCGGACGGTCTACGTCGAGGTTCGTGACGACGGGGCGAGCCCGATGCGTTTTTCCGCCGTGGTGCAGGTGAATGAGGCGCTGCCGTCGTGACGATTGCAGCGCTCTTGCTGGCGGTCTTCGCCATGCACTATGACCCGGCACCGGTCCAGCGCGAATTCCACGCGCTGCAGACCACGGAGGCACTCTTTGGTGGCTCGGCCGGCCCCGGCAAGTCGCTGGCGCTCACCTGCGACCCGTTCGACCAGATCATAGTCGAGCACGAGCGCTGCAAAGCCGGCGAGTTGCGCTGGGGCGAGTCGTCGGGGATGGCGATCCACTTCCGGCGCGAGATGCCGCGCCTGGAAGAGACGATGTTCCGGGCGAAGGTGCTCTACAGCAAGCTCGACTCGGGCTTCAAGTGGGCCGAGCAGATCCACCTGGGCACGTTCTCGAGCGGCTACCGCGTCAAGTTCGCCCACCTCAAGGACAACGACGCGTTTCTCAACTACCGCTCTAACCAGTACACCCGCGTCTACTTCGACGAGTTGATCGAATTCGAGGCCGACCAGTACCACGAACTCGTCGGCCGCTGCCGTTCCACGGATCCGGTGCTGCGGCAGATGCTCAAGGTCCGCGCGGCGTCCAACCCCGCCCCGAACTGGGTCCGCGAATACTTCGTCGACCCTGCGCCGAGGGGCCGGGTCATCCTGAAAAAGCGGTTCAAGCTACGGGACGGCTCCATCGAGGAGCGCACGCGGCTGTTTCTGCCGGCGAAGCTCTACGACAACCCCGACAAAGAGTACGTCCGCCAGTACGAAGCGAACCTCATGGACAAGCCGCACCACATCCGCGCGGCGCAACTCCATGGCGATTGGTACATCGTCGCGGGCGCGTTCTTCGCCGAGGAGTGGGACGTAGATCGCGTCGTCGTCAAGCCGTTCAAGATTCCCGCCGGCTGGCGCAAGTTTCGCAGCGGCGACTGGGGCTACAAAGAGGAGTGCGTGATCCTGTGGTGGGCCGTCGACCCTGACGGCAACCTGATTTGCTACCGGGAACTGACGCTCAACGGCCGCAAGGCCCGTCACCGGTACGACGCGCGCGAGGTCGCCGAGAAGATCAAGGAGATCGAACAGGCGGCCGGCGAGTGGAACAACACCCGCGGCTGCTCGCGTCTGCAGGGCTGGATGGATACGCAACTCTGGGAGGAGCGCGGCCACCGCGGCCCGACCATGGCGGATGACATGGCGTCCGTCGGCGTCTACTGGAACAAGGCGACCAAGGGGCGCAAGCAGGCGGCGCAGCAGTTCATCAAGCGGCTGAACGAGCAGGGCCCCAACGGTGAGCCGGGGGTCATGTTCTTCGAGACGTGCCGCGGCTGCATCACGACGATTCCCGCTATCGGAACCGACGCGACCGACCCGGAGAAGCCGGCGGACGGCGGGCCCGATCACTGGTGGGCGGCGGTCAGCTACGCAGTCGCGGCGAACCCGCTGCCCAGCGGAAACGAGCACAGCAACTACCAGGACGATGACGACTACGACGATGCGCCCAGGGCCCAAAACTGGGGCCGCTACGGATACGGGAGTTAGCCCATGGAAAACGACCAGGAAAAGAAACCCGTCTCCGTGGAGATGGATCAGGACGACGACAAGGCAGAGCAGGCGCTAGCCGACTATCCCGCCGATGCGCCCAACATCGTGCCGTTCTTCCTGCAGCATGGTGACGCGGGAAAGCTGTTCCTGAAGAAGCTGTCGGATCAGTTCTGGGACGACTACCAGACGGCGTGGGACAGCTGCGAGGACTGGCGGAACCGGTGCGCGGAGAACAACCGGATCATCACCGGGCATCTCAAGGGCAAGAACCTGCCCTATGCCGGCTGCGCAAACGCGCACATGCCGATCGCGCTCGAGCGCATGTTGCGGCTGACCAGCAACGTGTTCGTCGAAATCTTCATCGAGCGGGACACCATCTTCGGCGTCAAGCCCACCGGTCCCGACGACTTCGAAGACGCCGAGGTGCTGACCATCCACGGCAACTGGCAGCTACAGAACGAGCAGACCGACTTCATCCGCCAGCAGCACCGGGGCGTCTGGAACTACTTCACCACGGGCTCTGTGTTCGCCCACTCGTCGCGGGACACGGCCAAGGACCGCAACCGCCACGACATCATGAACTGCGACGAGATGTTCGTGCCGTACGTCTGGACGACGTACGAGACGGACATGAGCGACGTTCCCTACAAGGGCCGCATCATCCGCAAGTACCGGCACGAGCTCGAAGCGCTGCGCGACGCTGACGACCCTGGTAAGGCGTGGGCGAACGTCGACGCGGTATTGGCCAAGGACCCGCCGGCCTGGGACATCATCAGCGAGACGAAGGCGCGCGAGGAAGGCGCCAAGCACGAAGGCATCATCGCGCCCGACCGGAACAAGCGCGCGCCCTACGTGTTCATCGAGTACCACGGCTGGGCGCAGATGCCGGGGGCCAAGTCGATGCGCCCGGTGTGCGCCATCCTCGACGTCAGCACCAAGGAACTGACCAAGCTCTACATCCGTGAAGAGGACGACTGGCGCGACCGCGCCCGCTACGACTTCCAACTCGAGGAGAAGGCCCGCTACGAAGAGGATCTGCAGGCGTACCAGGCGGCCATGGAGCAGGAGCAGAGCCTACGTATGGCGCTGCAGAACCCCGAGATCCTGCCCGAAGACAGGATGGAGCTCGAATCCGCGCTGGCCGCCGAGCCGCTGCAGCCGCCCGTGCCACCAGCATGGATGGAAGGCGGGAAGACCGAGCCCGACCCGATTCGCAAGGTGCCGCTTGAGTACTTCAGCCACGGCGTCTGCGCGGAAAACCCGTTCGGCATGCTGGGGCTGTCGTTCGGGTCCATCCAGGCGGACCTAAACCGCCTGGCCAACGAAGCACTCAACCGCTTCTACGACGCCGCGACGCTGGGCAACGTCTGGTCGGTGATCGCGCCCGAGTCGTTGGACTTCGGGTCCACGCAGCTCGGCATCGGACCCGGCAAGGTCATCCGCGTAAAGGGGATGACGGGCGAGCAGATAAAGAACAGCATCATCGAGCTCAAGCCAGCCCCCGCGAACCCGCAGTTGCTCGACATCGTCGGTATGGCCGAGGAGGCGGCTGACAGTTCAATCGCGGCGCCGTCCGTGCTCTCGGGCGAGCCGGGCAAGAGCGGCGAGACGTTCCGCGGGCTGGCGACGCGCGTGGAGAAGGCGACACGGCAACTGAGCGCGGCCGGGATCAAGTACCTCGACTTCCTGACCAACATCCTGCGCAACAACGCGCGACTTAACTCGTACTTCCTGCCCGATGAGCAGGTGCTGCAGGTGCTCGACCACGTCGACCTGCCGGATTTCCTGCTCGGCGGCAAGCCACGGCCGACCACGCGGGGCATGCGTGAGATCCACATCGGCCGCGACATGTACCGTCGCAATTACGACGTGACGTTCACCGCCGACGTGCGGTTCGCCTCACAGGCGCAGCGGATCAGCGAGGCTGACGAACTGGTGGCGATGGCCGAGCACCCGGCGCTGCAGGGCAACGCGGCCTTTGCGTACCAGGCGATTGCCAAGTCGCTGCGGGCGCGCGGGCAGCACGACATGATCCCGACCCTCGGCCCGCCGCCGCCCATGCCAGAGGTGCCGATGGGTATGGCACCGCCGATGGACGTGGCAATGGGCGGGCAGGCGATGGGACCGCCCGATACGACGCTGCCCGGCGGCCCTCCAGGCGAGCCACCACCTGAGGACGTGCCGACGCCAGAGGCAGCGCCGGGGCCGATCCAGGGGCCGCAGCCGGGGGCAGAGGCGTGATCGACGGACTGAGCGCGGATGACCTGGACGGCTGGCGGTCCAACCCCGTAACCCGCGCCATCATGCGCGAGGTCGACAAGCGGGCGAAGGAGAAGGCCACCGAGCTCCGCAACGCCTCGGTCGACGCCAGCCTGGACCGCGTGCGCCGCGTGTCGGGGGCGCTGGAAGAGATCGAATGGATTCAGAAGCTCATGAACTCCAAGGGGGTCGAAGACACATGAACCTGGTTGAGGACGTCAGCAACGGCCACAACAAGAAGCCGCCCAAGGCCAAGAAGCCGGCGGACGAAAAGAAGCCCATCGGTAACTGGAAGCGGCCGAAGACGGGGGCGCAGTTCCCGCACATCCCGCTGGCGCAGAGAGCGGTCGCAACCCCGCTCCTGCTGCACAGGATCGAGCAGTTCGGGCTGGTGCTGCCCAAGGGCCGGCCGGTGTACGACCGCATCTACGTCTACCCGATCGGCGACAAGGACCAGGACGAGAAGATCGCCGGGTCGATTCTCTACAAGCCGCAGATGACCAAGGACCGATTCGCAGCGTCCCGAGGAGTCATCGTCAAGGCCGGCATCAAGGCGCTCGAGCACATGTGGGCACACGGCATCGAGTTGGGACACATCGTGTTGGTCGCTCGCCTGTCCCCCTGGGAGCGCAAGTACGAAGGCAAGGGCCGCGAGCACACCGTCATGGTCCTGCGCTCGTCGGAGATCGTATCCAGCGAAGACCTGGAAGAAGACGTGTTGGATCAGTGCGTGGGGTTCAAGTTGGCTGAGGACGGGACGCTCATGATCGAGGACCGTCCCCGCGTCGACCCCGAAGAGACCGACGAAGGCATTTGAAAGGAGAACACATGCCGCTCGCGAACGCTGCCGAGGAGCCCGAGGACAAGACCGTATCGACCGTCGACCCTAACGAGGGCAAGGCCACTGAAAAGCCGCAACTGGAAGTCGACCTGTCAGAGGACGATGACGGGGACGACGGGGCACCGGAGCCGAAGGAAGAGGGACGACGCGAGCGACGACGGCGGCGCGTCCGCGAGTTGGACGCCGAACTTAAGCGGGAGCGCGAGGAGCGACAGAAGCTAGAGCGACAGCTGGCCGAGATCAGCGGCAAGGTGACGGGCCTGCAGACGGGCCTGCAGGCTTTGCCGCGCCAGCAGCCGGCGGCCGAGGAGTCTGACCCGCTGCAGACCGAGATCGACGGCATCGAGGCGCAGCAGCGTGCGATCTTGCTGCAACTGCGGTCCGGGCAGTTGGCCGACGACGTCGCGGAAAAGCTGGCGTCGCAGCACAGCCAACTCGAGAAGAAGCGCCGTAAGCTGGAATTCCAGCAGTTTTCGCGCGAGTCGGGAGGCGGCGAGGCTGCCCCATCCCGCACCGACTACGAAAACCAGATGCTCGCGGCTGAGTTTCCCGAGGTGTTCGGCGACCCCGTTCGTCTGCAAGAGGCGAAGACCGAGTTGATCCGCCTCAACCGGACCCGTGGTCTGCCGATCAACTACGCCACCGCGAAACTGGCGGCCAAGGCGGTACAGGACCGGTACACCCGCAAAGCGCCGCCGCCGTCGGAAGCGGAGAAGGCAAAGCATGCCGCGGAGCCGGGGCGCGCCGGTGCTGCCGGTGGCGGAACGCGGTTCGTGCCGACGAAGTTGCACCTGAACGCAGCGCGCGCCTACACGTCGCACATGGAAGGGCTGAGCGACGAGGAGCGCGTGAAAATCTGGGCGAAGAAGGTCGGCAAGCCGCGCGGGCTGATCTGATTGTCACTTTCAACGCGTTGACAGCATAGCCACTCGTCATCAACGCTGATACCAGCAGTTGGGACGGCCGTGGCCGCTGCGAGTGAATCGCAGGACTGGCGCAAAGCTCCCGGGCCTAGTTGTCCCGCCGTTGTACGCCCGACGGTGTGCGGATAGGCCGGCATGGGCGGAGCAACGGAGTTCTGCGAATGGCGCGCAAGCGCAAAGATCCGACGTCGCGTTCCGCTGACGGTTACCGCGCCTACGACCAGATCGAAGACCTGGACCCGACCCGCGATTACAAGCTCGTCAATCCAAACGACGAGCTGAGCGGCGTTGAGGTCTACGAGGCCATGGGGTACGAGATCGAAACTCGCCGCCCCGGTGGTCCGCGTCCCAAGATCGGCAAGACGGTGACCGATGGACAGGCCATCACTGTCCTTGGCCAGGTGCTCATGTCGCGGCCGATCGAGGTCGCCCAGGCTGAGTACGAGGCCGGTCAGAAGCGCGCCGACGCCCTGGATCGCCGCATCCTGAAGGACGGGAACATCGAGGACGGGTTGCGCGGCCAAGGGCTGCGGCTCGGCGTCGATCGCGACCCGAACTTCACCAGCGGGCCGTTCGTGGAGCTCGAGGGAGCGTAACCCATGGCGAACCGAGCAACGTTCGGCGGGGCGCGCTGGAGGCAGAATCTCACTGCGCCAGCGTCGACCAGCCCGCCCATCGAGATCCTTCCCGTCGCCGACGACTACAATACCCAGCTGTCGATCGGCGACTTCGTCAAGCAAATCTCCACCGGCTACATGGAGCGAGCCGCGGCCGGCGACACCATTTACGGCGTCTTCGTCGGCTGCGAGCAGTACTACGACGGCACGGCGATCCGCCGGGGCGGCAAGTACCCTGCGTCGCAGTCGTACGACACTAACTTTGAGCGCCAGACCCTGATCCGGGTCATCCCGGCGTTCGGGCAGGTGTTCGAGATGTGTACCGACGACGTCGGTTCGACGTACGACACCTACGCCGAGCACCTGGCGTTCGTCGGCGAAAACTGTGAGTGGGTGTCCGGGACCGCCAGCGGCGATTACTCGGGGAACCTGCTCGACATCAGCACCCACGCCACCACCAACACGCTGTCGCTGCACCTGCGGGGCATCGCCAAGCATGTTGACCACGACTTCGCGGCCCTCGGCGTCCGCTACTACGTGACCGTCAACCTGACCCAGCAGCCGGCGGCTGGGTCGACCACGGGGGTCTAATCATGCAGACCACTTCAGTTGCATTCGCGACCCTCAAGGCGACCCTCGAGGAGATCGTTACGGACGACACGGACAACGTCGAAAAGAACGTCGTCTACAAGCAGTACATGAAGGTCGAGGGGATGAAGGACAACTACGTCGACGACCTGTCGAACGGTGGTCCTGGCCTCGCGACGGAGAAGGCCGAAGGTCAGGCGCTCGACGTCCTCGACCTGAACAACGGGTACCAGACTCGCTATCTGGCCCGGAAGTTCGGCCTGATCATGCAGATCACCGAGGAGCTGGACGAGGACGGCAAGTACAACGACGAGTACGTCGATGCTGCTCGCCGGATGAAGCGCGCGGTCTTCAAGACCATGGAGGTCGAGTGCGCGCAGATTCTGAACCGCGTCCACAATGCGTCGTACGTCGGCGGTGACGGTCTGTGCCTGGGCAACTCGGCGCACACCATCCCCGGCGGCGGGACGTTCAGCAACACGCTGTCGACGGCGTTTTCGCCCTCGCGCGCGGCGCTGATCGTGGTTCGCCAGAACCTCATGACTCTGCCCGGCTGGGACGGCGTCACCGAGGGCTACATGCCCACGGCGGTCGTTCACCCGCCGGCGCAGTGGGGCGCCTGGGCGGGCATCCTGCAGTCGGAGAAGGTGCCCGAGAGCGGCAACAACGAGACGAACGTCGCCAAGTCGCTCAACCTCAAGCAGGTGCCGGTGCCGTACTGGACGGCGAGCACCACCAACTGGCTGGTGCTGACCGATGCGGCCCGCCTGAAGCTGAAGGTGCGCCGCAAGCCCAAGGCCCGTACGTGGTACGACGAGGCCACGGAGGTCATCAACTACGGCATCAGCGCTCGCTGGGCGCGTGGTTGGTCGGATCCGCGGGCGGTCTACACGAGCAACGCGTAGGGAGGGGCCATGTACGGCAACTACACGTTCCCTCACCTCCCGCACCAGCACTTCCCGGTTGGGGTGCATTTGGGACCGGTCACCGTGCTCCCGGGCGGCGCGAACGTCCACTACGTCCGGTCGACGGGCGCGGCGGACTACGATCCCCCGGAGCTCGCCGGCCGCATCCACACGACGGTGAACTCGGCGCTTGCCCAGTGCAGGGCGAACCGTGGCGACACGGTCATCATCCTGGAGGGCCACGCCGAGAGCATCTCGGCGGCGGACGCCTGGTCCAGCCTGGTCGCTGGCACGCGCATCATCGGCCGCGGGGTCGGCGATGCGCGGCCAACGTTCACCTGGACTGCGGCGGCGGGGACCATCCTCGCCGACGTGGCTGATGTGATGATCACCAACTGCCGCTTCCTGATGGCGGGCGCTCTGTCGAGCACCACGGCGCTGACGGTGACGGTTGGTATCCCTGTCACGGCCACCGGGTTCACGTTCGTAAACAACGAGGTGAACGTTGGCGTGGATGCGGACCAGTTGACCACGGACGCGTTTACGCTGTCCGCGGCGGCCGACCGCTGCACGTTCGCGGGGAACTTCATCTACGGGCGGGCTGCGGCCGAAATCTCCAGCGTCATCAAGACGACGGCCGCGGGTGCGGATGACCTGCACATCATCAACAACGTTATCTCGGCGGACGTGGCCACGGCTGCGACCGGCGTGCTGCTCGACATCGACGCGGGGGCCATCCTGCGGAACCTCATCATCGGGAACCACCTCGCCAACAACACGGCGAGCAGCAAGTACGTGTTGGACGCTCACGCGTCGAACACGGGCTTGATCGATGGGAACAAGTACTACGTTGGCGACGGCGCCACGGGTCCTGCGTCCCTCGGTTCTCCGGAGTGGGGCGCCTACAAGATCGGCACCAACTACTGCGTCACTGCGGTGGCTGCCTCGGCGATTCTCTGCCCGGCGGCTGACTCGTAACAGGTTGGTGGGCCGCTCGGCCTCCGGCGGGGCTGCCCGAGGAAGGCTGAGTGGCTTCACCGAATTTCTACAGCACGGGCAACGGCGGGTCGTCAGGCTCAACCCTGGCGACCGTCTCGCCCATCCTGTCGTCAGGGACGACATGGTACGTCTCCAGCACGGCCACGGGTGCAGCCGACGCAGGCTCGCCCGCTGGCCGGGAGCGTATCAAGCCGCTGCTGACGCTGGCGCAGGCGATCACCAACGCGAGCGCCAACGACACGATCTGCATCCTGGCCAACCATACCGAGACGCTGACCAGCACGCAGACCATCAGCACGAACGGGCTCAACATCATCGGTGAGGGCACCGGGTCGAACCGGCCGAAGTTTACGCGCAACATCGCCGCGAACGGCGTCATGTGGGACGTCACGGGCGCAGGGATCACGATCGACAACATCTACTTTCCTGCGACGGCGACGACCGCCAGCACGGGGGCGAAGATCAAGATTTCCAATGCCGTCGATCGCATCCTCAACTGCTACTTCGAGGCGTCGACGCTGGACGACGGTCCGCAGCTCGAAACTGTCACCTCGGCCGGGCAGCTGACCATCTACAACACGACCTTCATCAGCACGGCATCCGGCCCGAGCGACCAGCCTGATAGCGCAATCAAGATCACCAACGCGCTGACTGACTTGACGCTGGATACGGTCGTCTTCAGCGGCGGATCGAGCGGCTGGGCAAACCCGTTTGCGTTCAACGGCGCGGGCGCCATCACCCGGCTGCGAGCCATCAACTGCGATCTGCTGCTCGACAGCGACGTCACGCTGGCAACGGGCACGGTCGGTTACTGGCACACCAGGAACAAGAGCGGCTCTGCACGGGTGGTGTGGGCGGCATGAGGCGGACCATGTCCCGCAATTACTCGCCCCTGCCGGGCCCGGCCGGCGAGCGGCGCGTGTCCTGCGACTACTGCGGGTCCAAGTGGTACCGGTCCGAACTGGTCCGCGATGCCTCGGGCCACCTTGCCTGTCCTGACGACCAGGACGGCCGCGACGTCGCGACCCTGGACCGCATCAACGCGCAGAACGCAGCCAGGGCGGCCCAGCGTAGGCCGCGGGTGCTCGATTGACCGTCTCGTCTACCGCCACGTTCGAGCTCGACGTGTCGGGCATCATCCGCCGCGGGATGCAGGTTGCGGGTCTGCTCGAGGCGTCCCAGCAGCCGAGCGACGCCGATGAGGAGATGGCCCGCGACTTCGTCAATCTCGAGCTCGACGAACTTCAGGCCGAAGGCGACGTCCAGCGCACCTGGACGCGTACGACGCTACCGCTGGTGGCGGGAACATCCACGTATTCGCTCGATAGCGACTGCGTTGACGTGTTCGTCGGGCCTGACAACGTGGTCGGGACCATCGTCCCGTCATCCGGGGCGGAAACGCCCGTGACCGTCATGTCCAGGCACGAGTACGTTTCGAAGTCGGACAAGACGAGCCAGTCGACGCCGACGCGGGTCATGGTCGAGCGGACCGCGACGATCAAGTTGGTGTTTTGGCCTGTCCCGCCGACGTCGCCGGGGTCGTTCCGCTACCAGAAGGGGACGCTGATGCGGGACGCGAATCCGACCAACTACACGCCTGACATCGACCGCAAGCGGGCCAAGGCGCTGATCTGGGCGGTAGCGTACGACATGGCGGTCGCAAAGAAGATGGGCATCGACCGGGTGGGGATGCTCAGGGCCGAACGCGATCGGCTCAAGGCGGTAGCCAGAGCAAACGACGTGGAGCGCGGCCACGCACAGTTCTACGTGGCGCACTGATGGCAACCCTGGTCGCTCCTCTTGCATCTGGTGTGGTCGGCGCAGCGTCCGGAACCGCAGAGTTTTACGTGCGCGGCACGAATACGACCGCGTCCGTGTACTCAGACAAGGACGCGCAGACCGCCGTCACAACGCACGCGCTCGACAGCAACGGCGGGATCGTCCGCTACGTGACCGAGCCCGTTGACGTTGTCGTCAAGAGTTCGGCTGGCGCCACCGTCCGCGAGTTCACCTGGGAGATTGCCGCCGGCTCTGTCCAGGTCACCAACAGCAGCTTCACGGGCACAGACCCGGTCACGTCGCAGAGCGTAGCTGGCGGGCGGCTGACGCTGAACGAGGTCCTTACGCTGGTCCTGGGCAGCTTCGGGACCACTGACTTCGACCTGCTCAAAGACGGCGATACGACGGCGGTCAAGCTCAAGGACGCTTTTTCCGCCATCGACAGTTCGTTGCCGTTCTTCGATGTCACCGAGTACGGCGCGACCGGGGACGGCACGACCAACGACTACGCGGACATCCTCGAAGCGTATGACGCTGCGGTGGCTGATGGCGGCGGGATCTTGTTCTTCCCGGCCGGCACCTACGCCATCGGCACGACGCTGACCATCGCGAGCCAGAAGGTGTCACTTCTGGGCGTCGGCGGCAACGCTTCGATCATCAAGCAGACCACGGCATCGTCAACGCCCATCGTGGTCAGCGATTCGGACCGCGATCAGTCGATCATTGGCCTCGCCATCGACCATAGCGGGAACGCGACCCACGGCATCCAGCTGACCGACAGTTCGGCGGCCGGCCCGCGCATCGTGGCCTGCCGGGTGTCTGCGAAATTCACCAATGCCATCACGGACGCCACCCAGCGCGGGGCGCGCATCGAGCGCTGCACGATTTCCGTCCGGGATGCGGCGTCGGCGAAGGGCGTGCTGAGCAGCGGCGCGCAAATCACGGAGGTCACGGGGTCGGATTTCATCTTCCCGACGACCTCGGGCGCTGGCACGTACTACGGCATCTACAACGACGCGGCCAACGGGTCGATCCGCTCGACCGATAACCGATTCGACGTTTCAGGGCTGAGCGGCAGCGCGATCGGAGACGCGCACTTCGCCTCGGCCGCAAGCTACTGGTCGATCCGCGGCGCGTTCATGAGCACGGGCGCGAACGGCCGCCTGTACGGCGCGGGCACGGGCGCGTCTGTCTTCGAAGAGGGGACGACGGGCCTCGTGACTACGGGGCCGACCCTGTTCGACACATCCGGTGGTGGTCCCGCGTGGCGTACGGTGTCGTCTACCGTTCCGTTTATCCAATGGGTGGGCACGCGCGAGACGTCCTACATCGAAACGACGCTGAACGGGACGAGCTACACGGCCGATGTGATGAATTTTGGCATCCACTGGATAACGCACGCCTCGGGCGCGTCCATGACGTTCGCCAACCCGTCGACGACGACGCTCTACAAGGGGGCGCGACTCGTCATCATCTACCGGAACACAACCGGCGGCAGCTTGACGCCGACGTTCGGTACGTCGTTCTCGTTCAACACGGTGGCTGCCGTCGCTAATAACGAGGTCTCCACATACTTTTTCATCTGGGACAACACCAACTTTGTCCAGGTCAACGACCAGGGGTTCGCGTATTGATGCCGACGGAACCGATCAACTTCGGACCGCAGCAGGCTAGCGGTGACTCGCCGCTCGCCGGCGCTGCGCCGTTGTGCATGAACGTGGTCGTAGACGGTATGGGCGCCGTCCGCCGTCGTCCTGGGCTGTCGGCGTATTCGCAGGTTGCGACCATGCCGGGCGAGGTCCGCGCGATCGGGTACTTCGGCGCTGACAATGCGGCACTGTTCGTGTCCTACGACGAGGACCAGGAGAACAGCCGGATCTATGCGCTCAAGTACGGCGTTGGGTTCTCAGAGGTGTCGGACAGTTCCACGTCAACGCGGCTACTGGGGACGGCCCGGCCTATCATCGCCGACTCGAAAAACGACGCGTTCATCATCGCCGGCAAGGCGCCGCAGCGGATCCGCATGGGGCTGACGTCCGAGCGGCTGGCGGGCTCTCCGCCGGTCGGCAACAGCATCGCGTCCATCGCGTCGCGGGTGCTCATCGACGACCGCAACAGCAAGAGCACGCGCGGTCAGATCCGTTGGTGCGACCCAGGCGTCACGGGCATCGAAACATGGGACGAGTTGGAGTTTGCCGAGGCCGAGGCGCGCCCTGACGAGTTGGTGCGTATCGCCGAGAACACTAACGAGCTGTGGGCGTTCGGTCAGACGACTACACAAATTTTCAACCCTGACCCGGTGTCCGTGTTCGCTCCTGGGCGAGCTCTGAATGTCGGCTGCGCTGCCACTCACTCGCCGATTCGCGTTGACGACTCGTTCGCGTGGCTGGACAACCAGAAGCGTTTCATCATCAGCGACGGGCGCGGCTACCAGGAGTTGAGCGGCGGCATAGCCGATACCCTGGACGGCATCACGACCGTTTCCGACTGCTACGGGTTCCGCGTGAACATCGGGCAGTTCGATTGCCTGTGCTGGACGTTCCCGACCGATGGGCGGACGTTCGTCTACCAGCAGGGCGGCGGCTGGGCGCAGTGGAGCGGCTACACGAACGGTCGCTACCAGCCGTTCGCGTTGAGGTCGCACCACTACGTTGACACGCAGGATGTCCACCTGGTGGGCCTCGAGAGCGGGCGCGTGGCTGAGTTCGACACGGCAGCGACGACCGACCTTGGCGACACGATCAAGGGCGAGGTCACGACCGGCTTCATCAACCGTGGCACCGACGCTACGAAGGAGTGCAACGTCGTGCGGCTGGTGCTCAAGCGCGGCCAGGCGACGACCGCGCCGGTCCTGCGAGTGTCGTGGCGGGATGACCTGGGCGCGTTCTGCAGGCCGGTCACAGTCTCCCTTGGCACGCGCGGCGACTACGTCCACACGGTCGAACTGCGGAGCCTGGGGACCTACCGGGCGCGGCAGTGGAAGCTGGAGATGAGCGACGCGGCGGACATCGTGGTCGCGCGCGTCGAGGAAGACTTTTCGATGGGGGCCAACTGATGGCATCAGCGGACGACTACTTCGCGCCGACGCTCATGGGGGCCGGGTCTGGTGCGGCAACCGGGTACGCCATTGGCGGCCCGATCGGCGCCGGCATCGGCGCCGGGCTCGGTGGCATCGGCGGTTTCTTCCAGGGGCGTGCGAACGCCAAGAAAAAACAGGGCATGGCCAAGGCGCGCAAGGAGATGCAGGAACTGGCGCGCAGACAGTACGCCCAGCGCATGGCGGACCTGGAGCGCGCGATGGGGTACTTCAAGCCCGTGAACGACCGGCTGCGTCGCCTCTACGGCGACGACGCCGCGGTCGACTACGTGCCGCCCGAAAGGATGTTCTAGGTGGCCGGCTACTACGACGCAGAGGGGAACTGGATCGACACCAGCGGCGGCAGGACCCCGCCGCCCGGTGGCGTGTCCGGTCGCGGTGGACACAGCGAGTATCAGCCGCCGATGCCGCCCGCGCCCGTGGCACCGACTAGCCAGCCGCTGCGCCGTCCCCGTACGCCCGGCCTGCTCGACGTACCCGGCGAGGGCGAGAGCTGGTGGCAGGCCAACAAAGGCCGATGGCGCCAGCCGCGCCGCTCGGTCGAGTACTGGCAGGGGATGCAGGGTCGCCGGCCGCACGCCACCCGGACATCATGGGACTACGTCAGCGGGCAACTGCAGGGCATGAGGCGCGGCTCCACGACCGCGCGGCGTGGGGCTGACTTCATCCGCACCTACAAGTTGCAGCAGCCGGGGCTGGGCGAGGACTACGCCAAGCGCAACGTCGGGTACTTCGAGAACCCCGGTGAGATGGAGAACTACTACCGGCAGTTCAGCAGCTACTTTTCGACGCCGGGCCAGGGCGAAGACTGGGTCCGTAAGAACATGGGCGGGTTCGAGAAGGCCGGCGATGCCGAGACGAACTACGGCAACGCTCAGCGCCGCATCGCCAGCGGCGCGCAGAACACGCTGGGCTACTTCAGAGACACCCGCCCGTACGCCACCGGGTCCACGGCGGTGGACAGCGAGCGCGGCTACTTCTCGCCGCAGCTGCGCAACAAGAGCTACAGCGAGCAGATTTACGATTCGGGCGCGGGCGGGCTCATTGACCCGTACCAGCGGGCGCTGGACAAGCGCACACGCGACATCCGCAACGCAGCGGCGGCGCGTGGCATGTTTGGCACCGGCGCTGGCCTGCGAGCGGAAGCGGAACTTGGCGCGGACATCGCCGCTGAGGAAGCCCGCGACCGTATCGCGCTGGCCGACCAGGCGGACACGCAGCGACTCGGCCGGGCCGGGGCCGCCCTCGACTTCGCGTCCGAGGCCGAACGGGCGCTGCTGGGGCGGCGTAGCTTCGGGCTGGACGCGGCGACGGCTGCGGATGCGTCGACTCGGGAGAACGTCGGGCTCGAGACGGACGCGGCGCGTATCTCTCAGCAGGCCATGATTGACCGCCTGTTCAAAGGCGGCCAGCTCGGCCTGCAGGCGGACGAGGTCGGTCAGGGTCGAGTGCGGCTCGGCATGGATGCGGCGGACCGGGCCCAGAGCGCTGGAAACCGTCGTGTCACGTCCGGGATGGACGTGGCGTCGCGTGGCCAGGAGTTGGAGCAGGACCGGATCAGGAACGAGGTGCAGCGCATCCTGGATGCGGCCGGCCTCGACATCGACGCCGACAAGCTCGACATGGACGTGCTCGATCGCTTGATGAAGGGCGCCGGCCAGGTCGACGACCAGTACAACCAAGACTTCACGACCGACTTCAACGCCACGCGCGCGCTCGACCGCGACGAGCTCGATTGGCTGGAGAGCGAGTACGGCGGCGCGAAGGATGCGCAGGGTCTGTTCGAGGGTCGCGAGCGGGGCGCACTCCAGGACATCGAGCGGAGCGCACGCGACCAGGCCGGCCTGCTCACCGGCGCACTCGGCAACGCGACCGAGGAGCAGAAGCAGATGGCCCAGGACGTGATTCAGACGCTCATGGCCGAATACGGGCTTGACGCCAAGCAGGCCGAGGCGATGGCCGAGAAGGCGTATCAGACGGGTCAGTTGGCCATGTACTACAAGCTCCTGAAAAGCAAGTGATGGGCACCTACGACTACTCTCCATTCTTCGCACCGGTCCAGCCCGACGGGCAGGGCCGAGGCATGTCGCACGTCGGGAGCGTGCTCGACGCGATCATGGAGCGGAGAGAACGGGCCAAGCTGCAGAAGATGCAGGAAGAGGAGGCGTACCGTCGCGCCATCCTCAACGAACAGGGCGAAGCGGTCCGCGCCAACATGGTCGAAGGCCGCGAACGCGACAAGATGGCCGCGGACGCTGACCGCCACAGAGAGGACATGGAACTGCGCCGCGCGGCGGCTGATCGGGATGAGCGGCGGCTTGGTATCGACGCCTGGGGCCGCGCTGTCCCGCACATTCAGGACGACCGCCCGTCGCTGGCGGCGAAGTACCTGGAACTGGTCGACCCGGTGGGGACTGCAAGGGCGCGGGCCGGGTCGCAGCAGCCGCAGGTGCCATCTCTGCAACTGCAGGCGCCGCCGTCCATTGCGGACATGCAGCCGCAGCCGGCACCGCAGGCGCCTGCGCCGGGGCCGACTGTCCCGCCGGTGGGCGGCGTGGCCGATGCCATCATGGACGGCGTAAGTGCTGACCGGAAGAGGCGCGAGGAGCGCGCGCGCGCGACACTGTCCAAGCTGGTCAAGCCCGGCGACAAGTTCGGCGAGAAGGCGCTTGAGGACGTTGTGGCTGCTTTGGGCGACGTGCCGGCGACTGAGTGGGAGAAGCGATTCACTGCTCGACGGCAGTTCCTAGAGGGGCAGGCCGGCGCTCTCGAGCGCTCCAGGAACGCTCGGTTCGTCATGTCGCCCGACAAGCGCGCCGACAACGAACGGGCCGACGTTCAGGCGTTCGAGGGCGCGTACCAGAAATGGGAGGGCGCGAACAACGTCGACAAGCTGACCGACGCCTACGACAAGTTCCGCGAGATGTCGGCCAACACCGACAACTTCACGCGAGACGGGTCCACCATCGACCTGCGCAGCGCTCTGTACCAGACGGCGCGTTACATCACCGGGCCGGGGGTCCTGACTCCGCAGGAGTACCAGAACACCGTCAGCAAGACGACTGGCGCCATCGGCTCAGCGCTTACAAAGCTCCAACAGAACCTCGACGGCGCCATCGACGAAAAGGAGTTCGAAGCGCTGCGGAAGTTCGTGAAGAACGCCGAAGGGGCGATCAAGCGCCGTGGCAGCGCAGCCGTCCGCGTGTTCGACAAGAAGTTCGGAGGAAGCTACTACGAGCGCACGGCGCCAGGCGAAGTAGCGCGGGCTCGGCAAGCTCTGATCGAGCGCTTCGGAGCCGATGACCCGAAGGCGATTGACGACTCAGCCGCTGCGGCTAGGAGTCTTCTTGAGGAGACAAGGAAGTGACCGTGGACGTTCGCTTCTTCTTCTCCATCAGCTCCGCGAGCGACGTCGTGGCCAGTGCGATGCCGCCCATGAGTCCCCACGCCCACGGCGGCGCGCCCAAGAGTTCGCCGCCAAACACGTACTTCACGGTCGCCGAGCAGGCCGCGAACGGCACCATGAAGAACGCCCACGAAGCGATCGTCATCATGACCCCAGCGTCAGGCTATCTAGCGGGGTCAGTCAACCACCGGACGGGTGTTCAGTACGATGGCTAGCCGAGAAGAAGCCATCGCGCTCTGGCGCAAAGTCGCGCAAACCAAGCCTGAACACCGCGACAGGGCTGCGGCGGAACTGCAGAAGTTGGGCGCATCGGTCGAGGACGCGCCCCCTTCCAACGCCCCGCCCCCCGAGGGCATCAGGCGCGGCGACTACGCGAATCCGGTCATGGGGCCGCACTACGAGAGCGCCAATACGACCATGGTCGACCCTGAGGGCGCCGCGTTCTTCGGCGGCACCAAGGATGAGGCGCGCGAGGCGTTGGGGACTGCGGCCGGCGCCTACACGGGCATCGTCGGAAGCGGCGCGACTGGCGGCGTCGTGAAAGAGGGGCTGAAGCGGGTCGCCACTCCTGCACTGAAGAAGGTCGGCACGGTCGCTGGCAATCTGCTGGACGACGCAGTGGGCGCGTTCACCGGCGGCACGACGTACGGGGCGATCACGCACCAGGACCCGGCCAAGGCCGTCGACGAAGGCGTGGACGCCATCCCGGGCAGCATGGCGATTGGGGCGGGGGCGCGGGCGGTTGGCAGTGTCGCCGACGCTGTGATCGACGGCGTCAAGGCGATGCGTGCGCGTAACCCTAGCGTCCAGTTCATCGAGTCGCGCGGCGGCACGGTGTCTGCCGGCACGCCGGGCAAAGGCGGGCCGTTCGATGACCCGCTCGTCGCGAAGGGCATCGACAAGGGCAGCGGACGTGTGACCGAGGCGGGCATCGGCAAGGTTAGGCGTGCAGGGGCGCGCGAAGTCGGGAGCTTCGTCAAGGGACGGGAGGCCGCCGTCAAGGGCCAGTTCCACGGCGATGCGCCCGCGCGTGGCTCTGGCGAGATGGTCGACATCACCGACGTCTACGACGAGGCGATGCGGATGACCAAGGACGTGGACCTGCCGAGCAACGTCCGCGCGACCATCTACCGCGAGATCGTCGGCGACTTCATGAACCAGGCCGACGACTCTGGAAAGATGGTCGCCGAGCTGGTCGACGACGGGGCGGGAGGCCAGCGGATCCTGATGCCCGCCGAGCGGGCCAACGCGCTCAAGCGGAAGATCCAGTACTTCGCCGAGTTCAGCGCAGAGGGCAAGGCAGAGCCGAACTTTGCGCGTCTCTCGAGCGAGGCGCAGGCGCCCCTGGAGGGGACAGAGATCGCCGCTCGCAATAAGGCGTTCAAGCAGGCGGCCGACGAGGTGGAGGAGTTGCGCGGAGCGGTCGGGCTCAAGAAGAAGTTTGACGCCCCCATCACGCGCGCGCAGGAGAAGACCGTAGGCGTCCAGCTTGGACGAATGGGGCAGGACACCGTCGCGGCCGGCGCCGACATGACGCCTGAGCTTGAGGCGGCCATCGCAAAGCACCGGGAGTTGCGCCGCCTCTACGAGGCCATCCCGGCGCTGCGCGCACGTAGCGCGCTGGAGTTCAAGGGCCCCGGTTCGCTGCCAACCGGCGGGCTCTACGAGAAGTTCAAGGGGCTACTGAGCGCGAACGTCGACCCGACGCTAGTGCGCATCCTGGCCCCGCTCACCACCGATACGGCCGGAGTCGTGTCCGGTGCGGCAACGGGCGCAGGTGCGCTCGCGCCTTCGATCGCAACCGTGCTCGACCCGGCTGGCGCCGCCCTCGAAGAAGGCCGCCGCAAGCGAAAGCAGAAGCAGGAGAGGAAATAGACCATGGGATACGAACCCACGACGGACATTGCCGTCAGCGCGACCGCGCCGACGGACAGCAACGACACGACGCTGCTGGACACTACGACGGCGTTCGGCCCGTACGCCTTGCCGTTCAGCGGGATCAAGCGCATCAGCTTCTCGGCCGAGCACAGCCACTCCGGGACGTTGAAGGCGTACCGCTCGACGAACGGCGGCACGACATGGGACCAGTACGACGAGCGTAGCGTAGCGGCGCCGGGAGCAACGACCATTTCCGGGCCGTTCGACTACCTCGTCGATACGTTCAAAGCCTGGAAGCTAGTCTGGACGAACGGCGGCACCACGCAGACCACCTGGCGGCCAGAGATGAAGGGGCACCCGGACCGGGCGCCAGGAGGCTAACCCATGGCGTACACGACAATCCCTGATGCCTCTGATACGACCGTGCCGTCAGGCGAAACGGCCGACTGGGTCGTCGAGGACTCGACCACCAACGCGTCCAGCACCGTCGCCACCTACACCCATCGCACGACCGGCACGGCTGCCGCTGGCATCGGCGTCGCGATCGAGTACACGACCGAGGACGCTGGCGGCGACGATCAGGACGTTGCGATCATGCGCTACGTCCTCACGACGGCCACGGCGGGCGCGGAGATTGGCGCCGTCCGTCTGGCGATCGTCAATGCCGGCACGGTCCCGGCCGCCGGCTCAGAACAGCATCGATGGACGCCTGGGCAGTACCTGGGGCCTGACGGCACGCAATCGCTGCCTGGAGTTTCCTTCACTGCCGATCCGGACACGGGGATCTGGCGGTCCGGCTCCAATGTGATGGAATTTATCTGCGGCACCGTCCGCTCAGTGATTGTAACCAGCGCCACCATTTCCGTCGGCGAGGGGATCAATTTCTCGTTTGGCGGCACGACCGGCACGCAGTTCGGCGACAACACGACCGACAAACTAAGCTTTTGGGCCCAGACGCCAATTGTGCAGCCAACCAGCACCGGCCAGACCGCGGGCCACACCGCTGGCGCAGGGGCTGGCGTTACGGCCGATTCGACATTTACCGGCGGCACAGGAACGAAGGCGTACACGATCGGCGATGTCGTTCGACATCTGAAACTTGTTGGCCTACTGGCCGCCTCGTAAGGAGACACGCATGGCTACCGCATCCAGTCCAGCCACACGCAGCACGATCAACACGTTCGACATCACCGACGTTCACCTTTCGGCCGGCGCCGTAGATGCTGACGTCACGTTCAAGGACACCGCAGGCCGAGCCATCGGCTCGTTTCGTGTCCAGGTGCGTGCCGGCTCTGGCATCGGACTGCGCTATGCCGCTGATGGCAGCGTCGAGGGCTACACGCGCAACGATGCCTCCATCACCGTTGCAGGAGCGTTCAACGCCTTCGCCAGCGCTGCCGGCGGGTTCGCGGCGAAAGCGGCGGCCCTGGAAGTGTGGATGCAGAACGCATCGCGGGCGCTGTTGCCAGTATGACCATCATCGTCAACCCGCTGGAGGTCGCCGCGCGGCTCGAGGCTAACGCCAAGCCGCTGGCCGTGCGTGGCGAGTTGGCGCTAGCGGGGCTCATGATCCAGGCGGCCGAGACGCTACGGGCGCTGTCGCCGAAACAGGCTGAAGAGCAACCGGCTACCAACGGAGCTGCGGCCGAGTCACCCGCAGCGGAGGCGAGCAATGGTGCATGAGCGACGAGCAGTACGACTCCGACGAGCCGCGCAGGTACACTGGCCCCGATTCCGGTACGCCGTCGTCCTCGTCGTCTACGCCCTCATCGGCCTTGGCATCGCCGCGATCGGTGGCCTCGGAAGTGGTCGCGCAGATTACCGGGGCGGCGGTCAGCCTGTTCTGCGCGTGGAAGGCAGCGGGCCTGCTCATGGACAATACGCCCGGCCCCCTTGGCGTCCCGAAGCGGGGATG